GAACTATTTTATTCCACACTAAAAGTGGTCAGTATTTAGAAAGCTATTGCGACATACCTGCAACGAGTTTAAAAGGTATGAATGATTATCAGGCGATAGGTTCGGGGATAACCTATTTTCGTAGGTACTGTTTATCTTCGATTTTGGGTGTTGTGTCTGATAAAGATACCGATGCAGCCGGAGAAAAAGAAAAACCACATTTTAAAGAAACTAAATTACCGGCATTTGTTAAAAAACATAAAAACATTACTGATTTAACTATTGCAATTGATTCTTGCGATAATTTGGCCGAATTAAGCGAACTTCATAAACTTAATAAGGAATTAGTAAACCCTGCAATAACCGCCTTATTTACGACTAAAAAGAACCATTTATGAGATTAGACCAAATAATAGATAAATGCGATTTATATCGTAGTCTTTATAAAGGAAGCGCAACCACAATGCGTAGAGATGAATATTACGAAAAGTGGAAATACTATCAAGGATTATTAAAAGAACACGCAAAAGAAAACGGATACAAAGTACAATTATATTTTAAACCCGAGCCTAACCCAATCCCAATGCACGAATGGCAAGAAAGATTTGAGGAGTATGGCGATTAATCAAAAAATAAATAAAAATGGAAAACAAAAACAAAATCGGAGCTTGGAAAAAAACTACATCAAAAGGCGAAGTAATTGAATTTACAATCAATGGTCAAAGGTATTCTATGTGGAGTAATCCATATAAAAAACAGGACAATCATCCTGATTTTAACATCATACCCAACGACTATAAGCCTAAAGCAGAATTTAAAAAAGAATACACACAATCATTTAACCAACAAGAACACGAATCACATCCAACTGATTTAGAATTTTAAAATAAACCAACTATGAAAACGCAAAAACAACAAATTCAGGCGCATTTAAGTAAAGGCAAATCAATTAATCCGTTATTGGCTTTAAATAAATTCGGTTGCTTTAGATTATCAGCAAGAATAGCCGATTTAAGAAATGACGGGTTAAATATTGCAACTAAATATGTAACTAAAAACGGCAAGACTTTTGCAAGTTATTCGATGATTTAGTTTATATTTGCCTTGATATATGCGACATATCAACAAAAACTTATTAGGGCAGAGGATTGGCAGGTAGTCGCATTACCTGTTTAGTCTGAAGCCCTTTTTTATTATGAAAAAAGATGCATTTTATTTTCCGCACTTTGCTAATGCAAGGCACGACAGGAAACTTAAAAGGGTACAAAAAGAATTAGGTTTAGAGGGTTATGCTATTTACTTTCAATTATTAGAAATTCTTAGGGAGCAATTAGATTTTAAATACCCATTAAGCGATATTGATTTATTGGCTGATGAAATGGGAACAAGTGAACCAAAAGTTAAAGCAGTTATTTGCAACTATGACCTTTTTACTTTAGATGAGCAAGACAACTTTTTCAGTATCAAACAGTTATATTATTTACAACCTTACATAGAAAAAACACAAAGGGCAAGAATAGCAGCTAATAAAAGATGGGATAAAGTTAATGATGATGCAAATGCAATGCAAATGCATAGCAAATGCAATGCCGATGCAATGCAAGTAAAAGAAAGGAAAGTAAAAGAAAGTAAAGAAAAGGAAACTAAACTAAAGGTTAGTAAAGGAAGTTCACTCACGCTTTTTAGTGAAGTTTTTAATGATGTTAAAATATTTAAGTCTAATTTTTTGGGTACTCAATATGAACACGCTAATTTCGATTATTATTTTGAAGTGATTAAAAATTGGTCCGATTCTAAAGGTGAAAAAAAGAAAGATTGGATTGCCACCGCAAAAAATTGGATGGCAAAAGATATGACAAACGGAAAATTTATTGATTTAAACTATAAACCAAATGCAAATACAAACTACTCAAAACAATCTCCAAAAGTTACCGAATGGGAGTCTCTCCAAGCAGTTGCTAAACTTAGTCGTGAAAGGTAGTAAAGGAGAAGTTTATAACGAGATGTGCAGATATAAAGAAAAAGGCGAACCATTACATTTAAAAGTAATTGAGTTAGTTCCTGTTAGTGAAAGATTACCAGCTTTAGCTAAAATTTACGGAATTGATAAAATTGCGGGAGTTTTAAGTATTGCAATAACAAAGGCTTTATCTAATTTTAATTTAAGGGTTGGAATGAACCCTGAACAAATAGCTCAACTTTCTTTTGCATTAATTGAAGAAGCTGAAAGCGACCAATTAGCAATACAAGATATTCTTTTGTTTTTAGATGGTTTCCCAAAATTTAGATACGGTAAAGTTTTTGACAGAATGGATATGCCTACATTTTTTGAGATGTTAGAAAAATACAGGGAAGAAAGGCATCAGGCTTATATAAACGGCAAAGAGGAAGCACACGCACAATTTAAAGCAATGGGCGATAGTAACCGAACAAGTCAAGATATAGACAAAGAAGCTAATAGAAACGCAATGGCTAACTATTTAAAAACAAAATAAAACATTGCCCTCACAAATCATTAATTAACAAAATAAAGGGTGTTCGTTATCAAGTGGGGGCATTTTTAAAAATTAAACTTATGAACAAAGAAAATTATTTATTTTTTAAGAGTAAAGCAAAAGAATTAAGACATTTTGCTTATTTAATTTCAAATGATGAAATAAAAAATGAACCAATGTTTTTTAATGCAGATATAAATTTTGCTTATAAAAATGGCGGTGATATTACAAAATCATTTATTAATAATTTGCCCGATGAGTGGCAAGAAAGTAATGTAGTTTTTGATAGTAGAGTGCATATGTTAATGAAAGGTTGGTACCCCTGTATTCCTGGTTGGCATCACGATGATGTTCCAAGAACATTAAAAAATGGGCAGCCTAATTATGAAAATCCTGAATATTTTAGTGAACATATTTTAGGTATAGTAAATTCAAATATATGCCCAACAAAATTTGCTATTGGAGAAGTATATATGCCAAAAATAAATGATGATAGAATAGTTTATGAAGTATGGAATGAAATTATAGAATCAGAAATAAAAGAAGGTATTTTAAGAATTGATGAAGTAAATGATAGGACTTTAACTTATTTTGATTGCAACACTTTTCATACAGGACAAAAAGCTATTAATAATGGTTGGAGATGGTTTGGTAGAGTAAGTAGAAATACAAATAGAATAAATAATATTACAAATGAAATAAGAGTTAATTCACAAGTATATTTAGAATTTCCTAAAAAAGGATGGTAAATTATAAACTATGAGCGAGAAATTATACCAACACATTTGCAAAAAGTACCCTGATATAGAATATAACGGGGAAGATTTAAACCTTAACAATATTTACTCAAATGCTATTGCTGAAGTTTGGTCCGATAAAATAAACTATCCAAGCGTTAGACATATTTGCAAAAAAGTAAATTTAAGCGAAAGACAGGTTTATAGATTGGCACAAAAGATAGGATTAGAGTCAAGAGTATATTTTAAAAACAAATAACTATGAAAACAGCAATGCAAGAGGCAATAGAACATTTTAAAAATATTAATTATGATTTGGTTAATGTACCTATTCAAAATGTGCCTCATATATTAGAGCAATTACTTGAAAAAGAAAAAGAGCAGATAGTAAAAGCATTTAATGATGGGCATCATGCAGATGTTGGTCATGTTGATAAAGCATGGGAATACTACTACCAAACCTATAACACAAAGCAACACATCATAGACATTATGAAAGCTGATGAAGAAGATGGATTATATAACCAAAACAAATAAATATGAGAAAAATATTAGACTATTTAAAATTTATATTTATTAGCATTCCTTTATGTATATGTTTATTAGTAGTTATTTACACAATATCATTTAGCAAAAGTTTATGGAAATAATATTAATCATATTACTTTGGGAACTGTTTAAAGAATTAATCAAAAGAATAATTAAAAGCCAATTATGAAAGGTGGAGAAGTGAAACAAATAAAAGATTATCCTAATTATGATATTTATAATGATGGTAGAATTTTTAGTAAAAGACATAACAAGTTTTTAAAGCCATTTAAAAATCATAAAGGGTATTTAATGGTATCTGTAACAAACAATAAAAAATGCAAACATATTTCAGTTCATAGATTAGTTGCAATAAATTTTATTGATAATATTGAAAATAAACCACAAGTAAATCATATTAATGGAATTAAAAACGATAATAGGGTTGAAAATCTTGAATGGGTAACAGCAAGTGAAAATTCTATTCACGCACATAAAAATGGATTAATAAAAAAATGCAGTTATGAAGGCAGACAAATTCAAAGATTAGCTTGTTCAAGAATTGTATTAGATATTCAAAATGGTATTTTTTACGATTCAATAGGAGATGCTGCTAAAGCTAAAAATATAAGTTATAGTGCTGCATTAAGACATTTAAATAAAATAAATAACAAACATTCAATAATATTTGCATAATATGGCATCGGAAATTCGTGGTTTAGAGAACGCAAGAGCAATAAAAATGATAGACATAGAAACAAAAGAAGCAACAGAATTTAGGTCAATAGCTTATGCAGTTAGGGTAACAGGTGTGCCAGAGTATTCAATACGTATGGGTTTAAATCCTTTACAAAAGAAACGATTTGAAGTAAATGGCAGAAAAGTTTGTTTTCGAGTGTTAAAATAACCTAATTTTGTATTAAAAAAACCTTAAAGCATACCATAAGAACTGCTTTAGGGTCAATTTTAAATTATGGCAGTTACACCATTACCTAAGTTATTAGAAAAAACACAAAAGATTGTGAATTCGTACATCAGAAATAGAGATGAGGGATTGCCTTGTATTTCTTGTGGTAGTTGCAATGGTAATCAAGCAGGTCACTATTTTAGTGTAAAGGGATTTAGTGCTTTAAGATTTAACGAATGGAATATACATCTTCAGTGTGCAGGGTGCAATATGTACAAGCACGGCAATCAAGCAATGTATAGAATTGGTTTAGTAGAGCGAATAGGCGAAAAGGCAGTAAAAGAATTAGAATACGAAGCCGTACACAATAGGATTAAGAAATGGTCACGAACAGAGTTAAATGAGATAATTGAGCGATATAAGTAACATATACGACACAATAAGAGAAGTTAAGCCAGTAAATGGATATTTTGGCTACACTTTTGTAATTGAGGAAATAAATCATTTCGTATATGGCGAAACTAAAGAAGAAGCCTTTAACTTTGTGGCTGATTATATAAACGAATATTATGGCAAAATTAAGCACTAACGGCAAGGTTAGCTTCGGTAAAAAGAAAGAAGGCAACGCTAAAAAATCATATAACAAACACAGTCCTAAGCCTAAAAAATATAGAGGTCAGGGCAGATAAATTTAACTATGAATATCAACGAAATAAAACCTAACCCAAACAATCCGAGAATAATCAAGGATAATAAGTTTAAACAACTTGTAAAGTCAATTCAGAACTTTCCTCAAATGCTTGAACTTAGACCTATTGTTATAGATGAAAATAATGTAGTATTAGGCGGAAATATGAGATTAAAGGCTTGTATTGAAGCCGGATTAACGGATGTGCCTGTAAAACAAGCAAAAGACCTAACCGAAGAACAAAAGAAAGAATTTATAGTAAAAGATAACGTAGGCTTTGGAGAATGGGATTGGGACGATTTGGCAAATAATTGGAATGTTGAAGAATTAACTGAATGGGGATTAGATATACCAAACTTTGAAGCAACACTATTAGAGGCTGAAGAAGATGATTTTGCCGTTCCTGAAGGTGGAATAGAAACAGATATAGTTTTGGGCGATTTATTTGAGATTGGAGAACATAGATTGCTTTGTGGGGATAGTACGGATAGCGACCAAGTGGATAAGTTAATGAATGGGCAAAAGGCTGATATGGTATTTACTGACCCGCCTTATGGAGTAGATTATCAAGGTGGTGCATTAACTAAAAGAACAAAATTAGATAATGACCAAAAAAATACAAATATTTACCAAGAAGTAATTCCAAATATTTATTTATTTAGTATAGATAAAGCTCCAATTTATATTTGGCACGCAGCAGGATATGCAGATATGGCTTCGCATTTATGGGATAACAATATTGAAATTAGAAGTCAAATTATATGGAATAAAAATTTGGCACAATTTGGAGCATTATCTGCTCAATATAAACAAAAGCACGAGCCTTGTTTTTATTGTTATAAAAAAGGTCAATCTCCATTTTGGTTTGGTCCAACAAATGAAGTAACTGTTTGGGATGTAAAAAGAGAATCTAAAAATGAATATCACCCAACTCAAAAACCTATTGAACTTTCTGAAAGAGCTATAAATAATAGTAGTAAACAAAATGATATTGTACTTGATTTATTTGGTGGAAGTGGTTCAACAATGGTAGCAGCTCATCAATTAAAAAGAAAAGCAAGACTTATGGAGTTTGACCCTAAATACTGCCAAGTAATAGTTGACCGAATGAAAAAGTTAGACCCTACATTGGTAATCAAGAAGAACGGGTTACCTTTGTAATTCAGTGAAAATTCAGTGAAATATGGCAAACGAACAAAATCTTAAACCTTTTCCTAAAGGAGTTAGTGGAAATCCAGCAGGTAAGCCAAAGGGAGTCCCTAATAGTAAAACTCGTTTATTAAGATTACTTGAGTTAGTTCAAACACAAACAAACCCTATTACAGGCGAGAAAGAGGAATTTACTGTGGCTGAACAATTAGATATGGTATTAATAAACAAAGCAAGAAAAGGCGATATTAGGGCATATCAAGAGGTTATGGATAGATTAGAGGGAAGAGCAAAGCAATCAACCGAAGTGGAACTAACAGGAGGAATAAACATTCATTGGGAAGAGAAAAAAACATACGTTGCAAATAAAAGCAGTTTATAAATAATCAGTTGGTGGAATGGCAAGACACGCATTACGACCGAAATTGGTGAAAAAGTAGGTGGTGCAAACAGGTTCGATTCCTGTGCTGATTTCAAATAAAATTATGGAACTATCCATTAAACAAACAACGGCTCTTGATTTACTCGAGGATAAAACAACAAACGAAATATTATTTGGTGGAGGTGCAGGTGGTGGCAAAACGGCTTTAGGTTGTTATTGGCAACTAAAGCAGAGATTAAAATACCCAAATACTCGTGGCTTAATAGGTCGTGCTGTACTTAAAACACTTAAAGAAACAACCTTAGTTTCATTCTTTCAAGTGGCTAAACTGCAAGGTTTAGATGCCGGTAAGCATTACAAGTACAACGGGCAAACAAGCCAAATAGATTTTTTTAACGGCTCAACAATTTTACTAAAGGATTTATATTCTTATCCAAGCGACCCTAACTTTGATGAATTAGGTTCATTAGAGATTACCGATGCTTTTATAGATGAAGCCAATCAGGTAGAGGACAAAGCGAGAAACATCATTAAGTCAAGGATAAGATTTCAATTAGACCAAAACGATTTAGTTCCTAAGATACTTTATACGTGCAACCCTGCAAAGAATTGGACGTACTCCGAGTTCTACAAGCCTCAACAAGACGGAACGATTGGACACAATAAACGCTTTATTGCTTCGTTAATAGATGACAACCCGTTTATATCTAAACATTATAAGGAAAACCTTTTAACCTTAGATAAGGTAAGCCGAGAAAGATTATTAATGGGTAATTGGGAATACTCAAATGACCCTGCTCAACTTATAGATTATGATAAAATACTTGACGCTTTTCGTGGCGATTATTTACCTAATGGTACACATTACATTAGTTGTGATGTTGCTCGTTTTGGTAGCGATAGTACAGTTATTGGTATATGGTCCGGCTATCGTGTTAAATTACATCAATATCAAGGTAAGTCAGTTGTTGAAGTGGCTGAAATCATAAAGAAGTTCCAACAAGAGTTTCAAGTGCCTACATCAAATATCGTAGTCGATGAAGACGGAGTAGGTGGTGGAGTTTGTGATATACTTAGGTGCAAAGGATTTGTAAACAACTCCAAGGCATTAGATAACCCAATAACAAGAGTCAAAGAGAATTACGACAATCTAAAATCGCAATGCTATTTTAAGTTAGCCGAGTTAATAAACGATAATAAGATTTACATAAATTCCGATGGAAGCCAAAAGCAAAAGATAATCGAAGAGCTTGAACAGGTCAAACAAAAGGCAGTTGATAATGACGGAAGCAAAGGAATAATATCTAAGGATAAAGTGAAAGCAGCGATTGGTCGTTCTCCCGATTTTTCGGATTGTTTGGCTATGCGTATGATTTTCGAATATACACCAAAATTTGTAGTAAGTGTGTACTAATAATTGTATATTTGTAATGGATGTGAGATATCCAATATTTAAACTTATTAGGCTTGATAATGATGCGTAATCTCACTATGCTGATTTTGATAGCCTTTTTTATTTTTATGGTACAAGTAAATGGTTTTGATGATTATTTTGTTACTGAAGATGGCAAAATATTTAGCGTTAAATTAAATAGATTTATTATCCAAAGGTTAGATGAAAAAGGGTATTTATCAGTTAGTTTAAATCAAAATGGGTTTAAAAAATATATGAAAGTGCATAGGGTTGTTGCATTAACTTATCTATCTAATCCTGATAATAAGCCTCAAGTAAATCACATTGATGGGAATAAACAAAATAATAATGTTTCAAATCTTGAATGGGTAACGGGCAGTGAAAATACTATTCACGCAATAAAAATGGGATTAAGAGATAAAGCACACGAAAAAGCAAGAGTTGAAAATCAAAAATTAGTTTTACATACTTCAACGGGGGTTTATTACGATTCATTAAAGTTAGCTTGTAAAGCATTAGACATAAACTATGGTACTGCAAGAAATTACATAAATAAATCTAAAATAAATAAGTTAGACCTATGTTATGTATAAAAAGTGTAATTTTGACTAAATAATATATATTATGGGTTTATTTGATTTTATAACCAAATTAAAAGCGCCATCAAGTAGGCAATTACAATCAGTATTGCCAATGCCTGGACCACTTGGCTCAACAGTATCAATAAATAGAGGAATAGTAACTTGGCAAGGCTCAGATGCGCAATCATTTGTAAACGATGGATATGTAGGTAATGATATTGTTTATTCAATCGTTAAATTAATTACCGATAAGGCAAGACTTGCTCCATTTTCAGTTTATAAAGTAATCGATGAAAGAGCAGCAAAGAAATACAAAGCTTTAATTAGTCAACCGGAAAAGGTAAAGAATTGGAAAGAGTTAAGCGAATTAAGAGCAAAGGCATTTGAAGAATATAACGGAGATTCAAGATTAAATGAATTACTTAAGCACCCAAACGATGAAGATAGTTGGGCAGATATTGTTGAGCAATGGTGTGCTTTTAAATTAGTTACAGGAAATAGTTTTGTTTACGGAAGATTAATCGAGGGTGGTGCAAATGAGGGCAAACCTTTAAGCATTAATGTATTACCGGCACAATATATGGCTATCATTGCTAATGTTGAGGTATTCCCACCAATGGTTGCAGGTTATCAACTTTACTATGGTAAACTTTGGTCTTTTGATAGAAGAGAAATTTTACACGATAAATACTTTAATCCTCAATGGAATATTACGGGCAATCAGTTATATGGTCAGTCTCCACTAAGAGCAGCAG